AATAATAATTATAGAGTAAAAATGTAAGTGATTAATATCTTGATTGGATAAATTTTTAAAAAACTTGCATTTTTTTCTTGACAAATTATAAAACACAATGTATAATAAATATCGCAATACATATGGCGAAGTAGCTCAGTTGGCTAGAGCATCCGGTTCATACCCGGCAGGTCGTAGGTTCGAATCCCACCTTCGCTACCAAAAATATAAAAATGACTAAAAATAAGGTGTTTCAAATGTTTTGAGACATCTTATTTTTTTCTTAGCCACTATTTAGCCACTCAGTTTAATATAGAATTTAATTTATTAACAGATTTATTCTTTGAAGTATAAGAAGAATGTAAATAAATTTGTGTAATGCTTATAGCAGAATGTCCCATTAATTCAGCTACTGTTTCAATATCAACACCTTTTGATAATAGCATAGAAGCATAGGTATGTCTAATAGAATGAAATTTTTTGTGTGGTATGTTACATTCTTTTAAAATTTTTGTCCATTTAGCAGATATATTTTTACCTTTTAAAGGGTTACCATTTGCATCACTAAATAATAATCCTTTTTTATTCTTTATTTTTGATAAAATATTAATCATCGCACTTGGAATTGGAACTGTTCTAAAAGAGTTTAAAGTTTTTGGAGTTTGAAAAATTGTTTCTATGTGTTTGGCATTTTCATTATCATATACATAAACTTCTTTAACACTTCTTTCCACTTTTAAAGTATTATCTTCTAAATTGATGTGCTTCCAGTCTAATGCTAGTAATTCACCTTGTCTTAAGCCAGTAGCCAAATCCAGTAAAAATAATAATTCAAAATCTGTACCTTTTAGATATTCCTTTATAATGTTTATTTCTGTTTCAGACAATATTTCAACTTCTTTTCTTTCGTTTTTTATAATTTCATTCTTGTTTCCTTTTATATTAACTTTTGTGCACGGATTTTTTAGAATATAGTCATTATCAATACACCAATTAAAAAATACTTTTAAAACTGTGTTTAAAGTATTTATTTGTGAATAAGAATAACCTTTTTTAGATAAATTATTATAAAATTTTTGTAAATGTATTGTTTTTATATTGATTAATTTGTTTCCTGCTATTTCAGACTCTTTTATGTAGTTTCTATATAAGCTTTCATATCTTTGAAATGTAGAAGGCTTTATTTTTGACGAATTATGAAGAAAGTCAAATAACCAGGTATGCATTAATTCAGCCAAAGTAAAATTTTCAAAATCAATTATTAATCCATTTTCAATATTATTAAGATATTCATTTGCTTTTTGTTCTGCTTCTTTTTTACTTTCACCATAAAAGTTTTTTAGGATTTTTTCGCCACTAGCAGTATGGCCAACTACTTTTCTAATCCTGTAATATTCTTTTCCATTTATTTTTGAGTTTGTTTTTTTAGCCACGATTTCCCTCCAAATAATAATTATATGCTTTTTTTACTAAATCTTCTGTGACTCCTAATTCTTCTGCAATTTGATAATAATAAGTATATCCTTTGTTTACGATTTCTTTTAATTTATAATATGGTATTAATGTTTTAAAAGCCCATTTGGTTGCTCTAAATTCTCTTTTTTCTATTTCATCTTTGGAATTGTTAGAATTATAAAAAGCATTGCAATAATAATGGCCGCAATTCTTCTGCTAATATGGTTTTTTCTTCGCTAGAATTGCCTATAATTGAATAATTAATTCCAATAGTATAATTATCACCTAAGCACCCAATAATGGCTTTATTTTTCATTTTAAAATCAATTACATCTATATTTTCTTTAGTTGCAATATCATACAATTTATTTAATTCCATTTTAGCCTCCACTAAAATCATTTGCTATATTTCTTTTTCATTTCTTTGTAAAATCTTAATGCATCTGCAATTTCTTCATCAGTAAGTCCTTCCATTTCTTTATGATAAGCGAAGCGGAACTCTTGCTCATCTTTATCGTAATTTTTGATATCAGATTTACACATTAAATAATCTAATGAACAATTAAAAATTTCACACATTTTTAATTTTACTTCGTCACTTGGTAAGTTTGAACCGTTTTCGTAATTAGCAATGCTACTTTTTCCTTTTACAGTAGCTAATTTATTTGCAAGTTGTTCTTGAGTAAGTCCTAATTCGTTACGTAAAGACTTTATTCTTGTTCCAATTTTAATTTTTATATTATTTTCATTTTCCATATATACAACACTCCGTTCAATATTTATAAACATTATAACACAATGTTCAAAATAAGTAAACACTTGTAAAGTTTTTTTCTTAGAGTTTCAATGCTTGTACAGTTATTTAAAACTTTTTTTAAAAAAAGTATTGACAAGTTCAGTAATACTGTATATAATAGGTTCAACAAAAATGAACAGAAGGGAGATGAACAAATGCAAAATAAATATAGTAAATTTGTAAATACAGAAGAATTAAGAAAAACAAGAGAAAACAAAGGATTTTCAATTAGAGATATGTCTAAATTTATGGGATTTAAAAGTCCAGCAACTTATTATAATATTGAAAATGGAATTGCTGAACCTAAAATTTCTCACATTAATAGCATATCCAAAATTTTAAAGGCTCCAGGTTCAAAATTTTTTAACTTTAAAGTACAGTAAAACTGAACAGAAAAGGAGGGCAAAAAAATGGAACAAGAATGGATTAGTCTAAATCAATTCATGAAACGAAACCATATAGGATATGAAACAGCACTAAGATTAATAAGCAGCGGAAAAGTAGAGTACGAAAAAACTGGAACAAATAAATATAAAATTAAGGTTTCTAAAAGTGAGCAAATTGATAAAACAATGGAAAAATTGATTAGAGAAAATGAAGAATTAAAATCCTACATAAGAACAATACAGAATATATCAAATCAAATAAAAGTTTAGAAAGAAGGTGAAAACAAATGAAAAGAAGTTGGAAGAATTTCAGAATAGACAAAAACAAAGTTTATATGAGGATAGGACAAGCAGTAACATACATAGCATTTAATTTATTATTATCAGCATTTGGTTACTGGGCTTTCTTACAAGGCTTAACATACTAATTATAAAGAAAGGAGTTGAAAGAGTATGAAAGAATTAATTTTAATAATTTTAGCTTTAGATGTCATAACAGAAATCTTTTACATAAGAAGGATAACAAAAGAAAGAGACAGTGCAGAAGAAAGAGCAACAACACATTTTAAAAGAGCAAATAACTTTGAGAAACAATTAAAAGAAACAAAAAATGAATATGAAGAACAAGCTGAAATACTTTTAGATAATGCATCAGAGTATAGAACAAAAATAGTAGATTTAGAAAACAACATAGAATTATTAGTAAATAACTTATCAGACGAAAATAAAGAACTAATTTCAGACTACCAATCACAAAATTAGTTCGAGTATAAATACATATAAAAGCTACTCTACTATTAGTATAACACTAATTTGTAGAGTTGTCAAAGGAGAATGAAAAATGTTAGAAAACAGAATGGTCGAAGATGACTATATAGAAACAAATAATGATTATGACAGCTATCTAGAATATTTACTAGGAAAAGACGATGAACATTATGAAGATGAAATATATGAAAGGTTGAGTGAAGAATAATGCAAGATTTAAGTTTATATCAAATAACAAATGCGTTTCCAATGTTGATGTCACAAGAAGAAATGACAGAAGAAGATAAAAAGAAAGTAGAAAAGGAATTAACAGAATTATTACAACAAAAAAGCCAAAATTTAATTGGTTATACAAGAAATATAGAATTAACTATTGAAGCAATGAAAAACGAAGAAAAACGAATTTCAGAGCAAAGAAAGACATTAGAAAATAGACTTACAAAATTTAAAGAATATGTAAAAGAATGTATGGAACAAGGTGGATTCACAAAACTAGAAACACCATTAGGAACATTAAGTATAGCAAAAAATCCACCTAGTGTAGAAATTGTAAACGAAGATGAAATATCAAAAGAATTTAAACAAGAAATAGTAAGTGTAAAAGTAGATAAAACAGCTATAAAAGAATATTTTAAGGCAACAGGAGAAATACCAGCAGGAGTTAATATAAATACACAAAACACAAGTTTAAGAATAAAGTAGGTGTAACTATGGATTATTTAGATTTAATTGAATATAAAAATAACAAATATTATGGAGGTAATTAAAATGGCATTAGCAAAAAAAGCAACATTAGATGATGTTAATTTAAAAATTATGGTTTGGGGAGAAAGTGGAAGTGGCAAAAGTAGATTTGCTTTATCTTCTCCAAATCCTCTTGTAGTTGATTTAGAAGGTAGTACAAGATTATATGCTAGTCAATTTGATTTTTATAAAGCAGAGGTAAATAAAACAGATAATAGAGCAAGTAATCCAGCGACTTTAACAGTAAATTTAATTGAAGAGATTTTAAAAGGAGAATATCCTGATAGAAAAACATTAATTATAGACCCTGTTACTGATTTACTAGACTGTATAGAAGATGCAAGTGCAAAAAAATATGAACAAATGATAGGGAAAAAAGTAGGAGAATTAAATCAATTACAAAAAACAAAATGGTATGCATATCGTAGAGAAATGACAAGAACAGTTTTAAATCAACTAAAAGATGTTCCAATGAACTTAATATTAGTAGCAAGAGCAAAAAATGTATGGGATACAAAAGATGGAAAAATGCAACCAGTTGGTGTTACATATGATGCACTAGATATAGTTGAATATTTAATGGACATAGTAATTCAATTAGAAAAAGCAGGAGAAGAAACAAGAGCAATAGTAAAAAAATCAAGAATAGGTAATTTGCCTAAAATATTGGAAGTTAAAGATTATTCATCAATAGAAAATGCATTAAAAGATAGTAATAAAAAACTAGCAGAAGAAAATAAGTAGGTGATTAAATGCAAACTACAGGAACATTAGAAGAAATAAACATAGATTATAAGACTGGAAAACCTAAAATAAGCTTTCTAATTGATGGAAAGGACAAGTTATCAGACATAGAACAACTAAAAGGCCTAAAACTTAAAATAGAAGCAAAGAAATATATAAAGAAAAGAACAACTAATGCAAATAATTATTTTTGGAAACTTTTGCAAGAATTATGTGAGTTAGCAGAAATAGATACGATAGAAGAATACAAAAGAAGAGTAAAAGAACTAGGAATATTCAGAAGATTTAGGATAGAAACAGAGAATATAAAAACATTTGAAAAAATGTGGGTAGCACAAGGGATAGCTTGGTTTTGTGAAATAGCGGATACAACATATATAGGAAATACAGAATTTAAAATAATCAATGCTTATTATGGTTCTAGTTCTTTTAATTCAAAACAAATGTCAAGATTAATAGATGGAGCAGTCCAAGACTGTAAAGCTTATGGAATAGAAACAAAATCAGATGCAGAAATAAATAGTTTATTGAAAGAATGGGATAAAAAATGAAATCAATTTTACAAAACAAAAAAGAAAGCTATATCAGTGGACAAACTTATGGACTAGAAGAACATCATATATATTTTGGTACAGGAAAAAGAAAAATATCAGAGCAAAACGGATTCAAAGTATGGCTAACATATTTAGAACATAGAGGAACATACGGAGTACATGGTAAATATGGACATGAGTTAGATTTGAGATTAAAACAGGAATGTCAAAAAGAATATGAAAAAAATCATACAAGAGAAGAATTTATAAGATTAATAGGAAAAAGTTATTTAGATTAGACAACAGGGATAAGACAAAATAAAGTTTTATCCCTTATATTGTACGAAAGGAGAAAACAATGGCAGAAAGAAGAATGTTTGCAAAAACAATAATAGATAGTGATGCCTTTCTTGATATGCCACATACAACTCAATTATTATATTTTCATTTAAGTATGAGAGCAGATGATGACGGATTTATAAATAATCCAAAAAACATAATGAGAATGATAGGTTGCAAAGATGATGATTTAAAAATATTACTAACTAAAAAATTTTTATTACCATTTGAAAGTGGTGTAGTAGTAATAAAACATTGGCAAATACATAATTACATACAAAAAGACAGATATCATGAAACAAAATATAAAGAAGAAAAAGCAATGCTACAACTTGATGAAAATAAAGCTTATACATTAATGGATACAAAATGTATACAAGATGTATCCAAAATGGATACCCAGGTTAGAGATAGGTTAGAGTTAGGTAAGGATAGTATAGGGTTAGATAATAATATACCAGCTTCCGAAGAAAAATCTTCTACAGCTTCTGCAAAAGCCAACAAGCACAAATATGGAGAATATAAAAATGTATTGTTGAAAGATGAAGAATTGCAGAAACTACAGAAAGAATATCAAAATTGGCAAGAACTTATAAAATATCTTGATGAGTACATTGAAATGAAAGGGTACAAAGCAAAATCACATTATCTATGTATAAAAAAATGGGTTGTAGATGCAGTAAAAAAAGAAAATTTAAAAAAACCGAAAAAAGATACAAGCAAGGTGGTGGATTTTTAGATGAATAAAGATGAATTTAAAAGACAAATATCAAAAATTCAAACAGCATATAACAAGATATTTACAAAAGAGGAAATGACAGTTTGGTATGAAGAATTTAAAAAGACAGATATAAAACATTTTGAAAAGGCAATAGAAAGAACTATACAAGAAGTTAAATTTATACCCAAAATAGCAGACGTAAGAGCAAGAATAGCAGTAAATCCAATAGATTATTATGTGGAGGACCCCAAAAGAAATTTATACAAAAACTTAGAGTGGGGAGAATTTATAGATTAAAGGAAGTGATAAACAAATGAATACAATAACATTTAAAACAAGACACAAAAGTTATCAAGATATGTTAGAGCATTTAAGCATAAGACATAAACAAATATTAGAAATACTAAAAAATAAAGAAATGACAACAAGAGAAATAGCACAAGAATTATATAAAAGACATTATACAAATACAGCAGATGTTAATAATGCTAGACCAAGAATTACAGAATTAGAAAGTTTAGGATTTGTAACAACTGACAAAACAAAGAAATGTAGTATTACAAACAAAGAAGTTGCAGTATATAGAGAAACAACAGAAATTGAGAAAATGGTTGAACAAAATATGAACCATATTCCAAGAATTTAGGAGGTAATTATGCAAGAAAAATGTAGTAAATGTGATAGTGAAGAACTATTTGTAGAAATACAAGGAAATAGAAGAGGCTTATATTGTGGTAAATGTGGGAAATGGCAAAAATGGATTACAAAACAAGAATTACAAATAGCAAAGTTTAAAGGTTTAAAAATTTTAGGAGGTAGTTATGATAATAGTAAAACAAAATAAAGAAGATATTGTAAATTTTTCTAGGGTAGCAGAAATAAAAATAACTGATTATGTAGCACAAAAGGAAGTCTTAGAAGATAAATTAGGAGATATATTTGCATCAATTTTAAAAGCAAATGTAGGAATAGATAATACGAAATTAAGCGGATACGCAATATATGCATATTTTGAAAAAGATAATTTTACCATATTAGGTAAATATAAAACAATGAAAAGAGCAAAAGAAGTATTACAAGAAATAATAGATATGTATAAATTTAATAGATGTGAAGCAGTAGGACAAAAAAATGCAGTCTATAGAATGCCAGAGGGCTAAATTATGAAATATAATTATCCACCGTTAGAACGGTAAATGTGTAAAATGTAGAGGCTGTAATAGACTTGAATTAGAAAACTTCAAACGGAGTTTGGAGATGTGAAAATTACATAGAAAAGGAGCTAAAGAAAAGTGAACAAATACAGAAATAAAAAAGTAATAGTAGATGACTACATCTTTGATAGCATTCAAGAAAGTAGAAGATACAAAGAATTAAAACTATTAGAAAGAGCAGGAGAAATAAGTAACTTAGAATTACAACCACGATTTATGTTACAAGATAGTTTTAAGAAAAATGGAAGGACATTTAGAAAGATAGAATATGTTGCGGATTTTAAGTACATAGAAAATGGTAAAACAATAGTAGAAGATGTAAAAGGAATGCAGACAGATGTATTCAAATTAAAACATAAAATATTTGAAAAGGTTTATCCAGATTTGGAATTAAGAATAATTAAATGAAAGGAACATAAGAGATGAAAGTAAATATATATAATACAGATAAAAAATACGACATAATATATGCAGACCCACCATGGGCATACTTGTGGGGAAAAGGTAAAAACGGAGGGAATTTTTGCCCAGAAAAGCATTATCAAACAATGTCAACAGAGGAGATTTGCGAGTTAGGAAAATACATAAAAACAATTAGAGAAAAAAATTGTGCATTATTCATATGGACAACAATGCCATGCTTGCCCGAAGTTTTTAAGGTAATTGAAGCATGGGGATTCAAATATAAGACATGTGCGTTTACGTGGGTAAAAACAAAAAAAGACGGACAGCCGCTTGCAGGAATGGGAAGTTATACAAAATCAAATGCAGAATTATGCTTACTGGCTATGCGAGGACATATAAAAAGTGTAGATAAAACAGTAAGACAAGTAGTCATGGAACAAAGACGAGGACATTCAGTAAAACCAGACGATGTGATGAGAAGAATAGAAAAAATATTCGGAGAAGACACAAAGAAAATAGAATTGTTTGCAAGAAGAGAAGCAGAAGGCTGGGATTGTTGGGGAAATGAGGTGTAGAAAATGATAGAAGTAAACGAATATGTAAGAACAAAAGATGGAAAAATTGATAAACTTATAAATTCTAATTTTTATATGAGCATATATGTAGAATGTGAAAAGGGACTTTATTTAATAGAGAACATAGTAAAACACAGTAAACAACTAATAGACTTAATAGAAGTTGGAGATATAGTAAATAGTTGTATTGTCGTTGGATTTGGGTATGAATGTGTAAATGGCAATAAAGAAAAAAGTATTCTTGTTGAAGGCAAATATACAAAAGTTAATTTTGTTTTGTTAAATTGGGATATAAAAACAATACTAACAAAAGAAATTTATATGGCTAATTGCTATAAAGTAGGAGGAGAATAGATATGCTAAAAATAAGAGAAATAGAACGGATTTGAAAATTATACAATAGACACAGATGGAAAAGTATATACAAAAAATAGACAAAAATATTTAAAACAATATAAAGATGGTAAAGGATATTTATATGTTCTTTTGTATAACAAAGAAAAAAAGAAAACAATAAAAGTACATAAATTAGTAGCAAATGCTTTTTTAGGAAAGAGCAACTTACAAGTAGACCATATAGATGGAAATAAGTTAAATAATAAATTAAATAATTTAGAGTATGTAACACCAAAAGAAAATATAAGGAGAGCATGGGAAAAAGGTTTGGCAAAAAATACAGAAAATCAAAGAAAAATTGCAAGAAGAACTATGTTGAAAAAATGGGCAAATTATAGACAAATGAAGAATAAAAGTTTAGATAGGAGTGATACATAATGAAAGAAAAAATAAATAAAATAGGATTACTTAACTATATGTTTTGGAAATTATTATGTATCATAGAATTAATTTTAAATGTTCCATATTATATTTTAAAAATTATAATAGAGATAATTTATTCCATATTTGATAAATTAAACGATATTTTTTATGAACAACAATTTGTTTATTTAACATGGTTTAAACCAATAAGAAAATATTTTAAATATTTAAGAGAACGAATAGTGTAGGAGGTGTTTTAAGTGAAAGAAAATAGTATAAGTTATAAAACAGCAAAACAAGAAACTGAAAGATTAATATGTGAAATAGAAGAAATAACAATAACACATAGAGCATATACAGCAGAATGCTTAAGAAGAGTATTAAAAGAGAATGAAGAATTAAAAAAATTCCATATACAAGATAATAAACATTTGGATTTTATAATGCAGCATAGTATTCCAGTTCAAAAAGTAAAAGACAAGATAGAAGAAATATTAAACAATGGAGAATATAGAATAATATTTGAAGGAGATGCAGAATTTCCAGACGAAGCAACGTGTATTGATGCACAAAAATATATAAAATTAGAGAAATTACAAGAACTACTAGAAGGGAGAAAATAAAATGAACGGAAATGATAATGGATTCATAAAAAATACAAATAAAGAAAAACAAAGACAAAATAATGTAAAAGAATATCAAAGAAAGTTCTTAAATAAAAAAATGAAAAGAGGATAAATAATAAGAAAGTAGAGGAATTAGGATGGAAATAAAAGAAAAAAGTTTAGATTTAAAATTAAATAAAGGACATGCAGTATGTTTTGATTTTGATGGTGTAATACATAAATATTCAAAAGGTTGGCAAGATGGAAGTATATATGATGAATATAATAAGGAAGTATTAGACTTAATGTTATTATTACAAAAATTAGAAATACCAATATTTATATGTTCTACAAGAGAACCAATACAAATAATAAATTGGTGGAATAAACAAGGATTTTGGTGTGAAGCAATAAGTATAAGTAATGACAAAACATTTTGGAATGATTTGAAATATATAGGTGTAACAAATAGAAAATTACCAGCACAATTATATATAGATGATAGAGCATATAAATATACTGGACAAACAGTAAAACAGTTTATATTAGATAACTCAGAGGAGGACTAACATATGCTTAGATACGAAAATAGAAAAACTAATTCTTTAATCAATATACCAGAAGAGATAAATCTATCTAATATAGAAGATTATACATATTTAATAAAAATGATGATTTATAATGATGAAAAAATTATAAAAAACAAAATGCAGCAGTTAGTTAATTGCTTAGAACAAATAAAAAACAGGAGGACTAACATATGACAAAAGAACAAGCAATAGAAAGACTAAAAAAGATGATACAAATAAATAATGGTGTCATTAAGGAAGCAAGAAAAAATGGGGACATATTTGCAATGCAATTAACAGCAGATTTAGATACAGATAGCATAGCAATAGAAACAGTATTATCTATGCTAGAAGAAAAAGACAAAATAATAAGTTTAATGTTAGAAAAATTTGCAGATATTGATTTTGATGATATGTGTTTAGATTGTGAATGTTGTGTAGGCAATGGTTGCATTAAAGAAGAAAGAGATTTATATGAGAACTGCATCAAACAATATTTTGAAAATAAAGCAAAAGAATTATTAAATAAATAAAAGAGAATACTACATCTAAAGAGTTTCTAAAGAGAATCTAAAGAGATATAGTTTTAAAATATGAGTATATAAAAGAAAGAAGGTAAAAAACTATGAAATCTGAAAAAGGTATAATAGAAATATTTGTAATTGGAATTGTTATAATTTTATTTATAATACTATTTACAGCAATAGGAATAATGATAAAAGAAGAAAAAGATTATGGAGTAAAAGAAGGACAAGTTGTTGATAAAGATTATCGTTCAGCATACACAACAATGATGAGTTGTGGAAAATCACTAATACCACAATATCATCCAGAAAGTTATAGAATACAGATTCAAAAAGAAATCGACGGAAAAATAAAGTCAATATGGGTAACCGTTGACAGAGATACATATCATAAAATAAATTTAGGAGATTATTATAACGGAATGGAGTGATACAAATGACAATAAATCATATATACAACATAGTAGTAAACACAATGAACAAATTAGAAAATATAGATTTTATAAGTTTAGACAAGAGAAAATATAATCAGCAACAATTAAATGAAGCATACAGGATTTTAGACAATCTTAAAGATGAATTAATAAGAGAAAATATTAAAAATAAACAGAAAGGGGCACAAAAGATATGACTAGAGAAGATTTAAAAAACTATAAATATAACCAAGAATGGATAAAAGGGAGATTAGAATACATAGAAGAGTATAAGACAAGTATAGTAAATATTACAGCTGTATTATCGGATATGCCAAAAGGAAGTAAAGAAGTCCAAGATAGTATGGCTGAAAAAGTAGCAATATTACTAGACAATATAAATGAATTACTAGAAAAGGTAGTAAAAGAACAGGAAATACAAAAGCAAATATTGAAACAATTAGATTACATAGAACAACCATATAGAACTATATTAGAAAAACATTATATAAATGGTGAAAAACTTGTACAAGTTGCTTGTGATTTAAAATATAATTATGAATATACAAAAAAGGCAAATAGTATAGGACTAAGAAAATTTGAAGAAATAAAAAATTTTCCCTAAAAGTTACTGAATGTCACCATAAAAATATGATATATATATAATCAGAGATAAAAGAAATGGTCTCACAAACAAATTAGTCTTTTTAAGAATAGATGTTTTAAATGTCTATTCTTTTTATTGTGTTATGAAAGGAAGAATAAAAATGGGAAATAAAGAATTTATAGAAAAATGCAAAGAAATAGTAAAACAATATGCGATGGAACATTTAGACAAAAGTGATAATGTTCCAGAATTTGATGTGTTTGATGTATGGTATTGTAAAACACTACAAAATCATAAAGCGTTGTTAAGTACGACATTATCTGATGGTATGTATTATGAATGTACATACAATGGAGATAAAAAAGAATTGTACCTTGATGCATATAAGAAATTTGAAAATAAATGTATCAAATTAGATTAAATTAGTTATTACCAGTATGCTAGGTAACTGATAATATATAGGCTGAAGTTTCAAGTTCGAGTCTTGAAGATGCATCCAAATGACACAGTGGCAGAGATGGCTTAATGCGTCAGTCTTGAAAACTGAAAGTCGGAAACGGCTCGTAGGTTCGAATCCTACCTGTGTCGCCAGGACAGTCATAAGAACTGTCGTAAATAAAAACTTGGAGTGGCTTTGCGGGTGGACTATAAAGTATCCGCACATATTATTTTTTTATAAAAAAGTACGAAGTATGTAAACATATATAGCAGAATGGCAAATAGTAGCCGTTTAGTTCTAGAGTGCAATTATATATAACTTGCATATTTCGTAGAGTTTATAAAAGAAAAGAGGAAAAGATATGGAAATAAAAGTAAAAGACTTAAAAGATTTATCATTAAAAGAATTAAGTTGTATGAAAGTAAAAGATTTTAAATCAAAGGAATCAGCAGTTGATAGAACAACTACTGATTGTAATAAAACTATTTCTTAGGAGTTATATCGTAGTTTTGAGTAAGCCAATTGTGATATTTTTCTAAAATCATACAAGTAATTTTAGAAGAACTTTGCAATATGTATGGATATCCTCTGTCGTTTGCATTTTCCTCTGTAACAGGAATTTCAGCAAAAGACAAATCTTCTTTAGAAATAGCATCTAAGAATTTTTTAAAATCTGGCATTATTAATCACCTCCAATCAAGGTGATTATAGCAAATTAAGAATAAAAATAATGTCGAAATATGTCGAAAAATAAAATAAAATGGAGGAAGAGCCATGGATAAAGAAATAGAACAATTCAAAAAAGAAAACTGTAGCACATGCAAAAAGAATATAGATTGTAAAATAACAAGAAGAATAGACGGAAAATTAACATGCACAGAAGAGGAATAGAGTATGATTCAATGTTTAATAGATAATAAAATATGCCCAAATGGGAATAAAAAGTGTAAAGTATGTAAATTTGACAGTTGTGAGGAAGTACTAGATATGATAGAAGAAGAGCAAAAATATAAAGATAACGACAAATTAAAACAAATAAAAAACGAATTACCAGAACAGTGTAAAAACTGTTCTTTTTTAGAAATTACTAATCTAAGAGAAGGTAAAGTATTTTGTCCTTATAGGATTAAAGAGAGGTGCTTAATTAAATGAAATTCAAAATAAACAACAGAGAATGGAAAATAACAGAGACATCACAAGAATCAATAAAAAATATGCAAAATATTAGAAAAGCAAATGAAGAAGAAAACTTAAAATCAATAGACACGAGATATTACGGTATTACATATTGTGATATACAAAAAATATATATAGACGAAGATTTGCCAGCAGACAGAAAGAAAGCTACTTTAATTCATGAATTAACACATTGCTATATAGATAATTATATAACACATTGTGAAAAACAATATTCAGAAGAAGATGTTGCAGACATAGTAGCAAATTCTTATGACATTATACATGAAATAGTAGAACAATATGAACGAAATAATGGTGTAAATATAGAACAAGGAATATATTCTATTTTATTAGATGGAAAACCAATTTTATATTGTGAGAGGCAAAAATGAACATAAATAAAAACATAAAAGACAAAACAAAGTAGGTGAGTGAGGTGGCGAAATATGACTGGAAGCAGTTAGAAAAAGAATATATATTAAGTGAATATAAGTCAGTAAAAGAGTTCTTAAGAAGTAAAAGCATTAAATCTACCGGAAATACTAATAAACAAACGAAAGGCTGGGCAGAGAAAAAGGCAACGAAAGAGCAACAAAAGAGCAATAAAATAGTAGAAAAGGTAATAGAAAAGCAATCAGAAAAAGAAGCAAATAAGATAATACAAGTAAAAGATGTAGCAAATGATTTATTAAGTAAGATAGTGCAAGCAAATAATGAACTCAACATGCATATAGCAAAAAATAAAAAAAAGACCAAGATAGTAGAATATAATTACAATATGCGTAAACCAAGTAAAGAAACAATAAACGAAGAGGAAGAAATAAAATCATATATAGATATTATAGACAGAAAAGGGCTAAAAGAACTTACATCTGCATTGAAAGACTTAAATGATATATTAGGACCAAAAGAAGATGACGATGAAAATGATAATTCATTTATAGAAGCCTTAAATGGAAAAACGGAGGACATTTGGAATGAAGAAGGGTAAAGCAAATTTTAAATGGAAACCAATGTCTAATAAACAATTAAAAGTCTTTACTTGGTGGAATGATAATTCGCCTATGAAAGATAAAGATGGAATAATAGCAGATGGAGCAGTAAGAAGTGGAAAAACCATAAGTATGGCACCAAGTTTTGTTATGTGGGCTATGGAAAAGTATGATGGATGTGATTTTGCTATATGTGGCAAAACGATAGGATCCTTAAATAGAAATGTTATAAATACATTAAAGAAACAATTGCATTCATTAAAATATAGATATGAACATAAAAGAAGTGAAAATTTATTAATAGTTAGTAAAAATGGAAAAACTAACTATTTTTATTTGTTTGGAGGCAAAGATGAATCAAGTCAAGATTTAATTCAAGGTATGACATTAGCGGGAATATTCTTTGATGAAGTCGCTTTAATGCCACAATCATTTGTGGATCAAGGGATAGCAAGATTGAGTGTGGAAGGTGCAAAATTTTGGTTTAACTGTAATCCTAAAAATCCAAACCACTGGTTTAAATTGGAATATGTAGATAAAACAGAAGAAAAAAATATATTATATTTACATTTTACAATGGATGATAATTTGACGTTATCAGAAGCAGTAAAAGAAAGATATAGAAGAATGTTTATAGGAGTATTCTATAAAAGGAATATATTAGGATTATGGGTAACTGCTGAAGGATCTATTTATACAGTTTATAGTGATAATAAAGAAGCATATTATATAGATAAACCAGACTATGATTTTATACAAGTAGGAATAGATTTTGGAGGAAATGGTTCTGCACATACATTTGTAGCAAGTGGATTAAAGAATAATTATTCTAAATTGACTGCACTAATGTCAGAAAGAATAGAAGCGACAGGAATGACTCCACAACAATTATATAGTGCAATAGATTTATTTATAGAAAAAGTACAAAACAAATATGGACAAGTTAGTACAATATATCCTGATAGTGCAGAACAGACACTAATAAACGGAATAAAAACGATAGTATCTAATAAATATCCATATATAATTGTTAGAAACAGTATCAAAAATGAAATAATAGACAGAATTAGATGTACAACAAGTTTAATGGCGAGTTGTAGATTTTTTATGACACGAGATTGTAAAACATTGGAACTAGCATTTGAAAATGCTGTATATAATGATAAGCCTAAAGAACAAGGAAAAGATGAAAGACTAGATGATGGAACATCAGATATAGATACACTAGATGCATTTGAATATAGTTGGGAAAGATATTTAAGACAATATAGTAGAGTAGCATAATAGGAGGAAAAAATGTTTGAAAGATTAGTAAATTATATAAAAGGAGCAATAAATAGAATGTTTAATACAAGTGATATAGCAAAAGATTTTAATATAGATATATCTAATAATGATGAAGTATTAAGATTAATAGAATTATGTGCAAATATTTATAATCATAAAGCACCCTGGTTGAACGAAGATATAAAATCATTAAATGTGGCTAAAACAATATGTGAAAAGGTTGCAAAAGCAGTTACAATAGAATTTAAGTCAAAAGTAGATGATGACATAATAAATGAAACATATCAAAGGTTTTTGAAAAATATAAGAACAAATACGGAATATACTCTTGCAAAAGGCGGAATGTTTTTTAAGCCATTTTATAGTAATGGAAAAATAAAAGTAAGTTGTATACAAGGAGATAAGTTTATTCCAGTAAAATTTGATAGCTCTGGAGAACTACTAGGAGCTATTTTTATTGACCAAATTATAAAAGGCAATGATGTCTATACAAGATTAGAATATCAAGAGTTGAATAATACAACTTTGATAATTAGAAATAAAGTATATAAAAGTACGATACATAATAGAAATTCATTAGGAAAAAAGATAAGTTTATTTAAAGTTCCTGAGTGGAAAGAAATAGAGGAAGAATTACAAATAGAAAATGTTAATAGATTATTGGGTGGATATTTTAAAATACCAATTGCTAATTCTGTTGACAATACAAGCCCAATAGGAACGCCGATATTTGCAAATGCTATAAATATATTGGAAGAAATAGACAAACAATTTAGCAGAACACTATGGGAATATGAGGGCTCTGAACTTGCAATTGATGTGGATGCTACAGCATTAAAAAAAGATGAAAATGGAAATGATATATTACCGAAAGGCAAAAAGAGACTTTATAGAAAAATTGATTTTGGAGATGAAAAGACTTGGAATATATTTAGCCCAGGAATACGAGATACAGCATTGTTTAATGGCTTAAATGAATGGTTAAGACAAGCAGAAAGTCAATGTGGTTTAGCATTTGGAGTAATATCTAAAATAGAAAATGTAGAAAAAACAGCAACCGAAATAAAATCAAGTAAACAAGATTATTATGTAACGGTTTCTGATATACAAAAAGCTTTGCAAAATGCACTTGAAAGTTTAGTTTATGGAATTGATGTATTAATGACATTGTATGGAATAAAACATAATATTGAACCAGAAATTTGCTTTGATTGGGATGACAGTATAGTAGTAGATAGTGAAAAGAAACAATCACAGGCATTAATAGAAAAAAATGCTGGATTAATAGATGATATAGAGTATTTTGTACAAACAAGAGGATACTCCGAAGAAGAAGCAACAGAATATGTAAATAAAATGAAAGAAAGAAGTAAAGAACAATTACCACAGGAAGTTGTAGAGGAATAATGTATGATAGAAGATAAAATACAAAATTCAATAAAACCTATTTTAACCATATATAGTGATTTAGAAATCGAATTAATAAAGAAAATTGCAGAACATTTTAAGTTAAATGAAGAATTTATAAATTCAGACTATTGGTATTTTGAAAAATTAAAAGAAATGGGTGGACTTAATAATGAAACAATAAAGTTATTAGAAAAGTACATCAATAAAACTAAAACAGAATTACTAGATGCCATGGGACAAATAGGAGTTGAATCAATACCTGTCGAACAATTAAATATTGCAACACAAAAAAATGCATTATTAAATCCTGAAAAAATTATAAATAGTATAAATATACAAAATATAATAAAACATAGTTATAATGAAACAGAAAAAAATTTTTTGAATTTGAATAAAACTATAGAAGAAAAGGTAAAGGAAACATATACAAATATTGTTACAGAAACATACATAAAGACTAATTCAGGAATATATAGTTACCAAGAAGCGATATTACAAAGTTTAGATAAACTTGGAGAAAAAGGAATATCAATACTTGAATATCAAGATAAAAATGGTTTGAAAAGGAATTATGACATTATAGGTACAGTTAGAAGAGATTTATTAGTTGCTACAAGAGGACTTGCTGGAAAGGTAAATGAAGAAGTAATAAAAGAAAGTGGAAACCATATAGTAAGAGTTACTAATCATTTTGGAGCAAGAACAGGAGATGGAGGACAAGACTATACAAATCATGCTTGGTGGCAAGAAATACAATTTTTCTGTTGGAACTATGATGGAAAAGCAACAGAAGAAGAAAAAAAATTACCAGATTTTATGGAATACTGCAATTATGGAGATGTTCGAGGAATAGTAGGTATAAATTGTAAGCATTTATTTACAGTGTGGTATGGTCCATTGAAAAAAGATAAATTAGATTCTACATATAAAGAAAATGAAGAACAATACAAAAAAACACAACAACAAAGATATCTTGAAAATGGTGTGCGTAAATGGAAAAGAAAACAAGTTATTGCAAAGAAAATTATTGATGAAGAAAATTATAAGAAAGCTAGTTTAAAAGCAAAAGAATGGCAAGAGAGATTAAATGCGTTTACAGAAGATAATGAACTAAAGAGAGAATATACAAGAGAACATGTAAAAGACTATAAAAATATGACAAAAACTAAAAAAAGTGATATAATAGTTAAAGAAAAAAGAGCACAAAGAAATGCGTATGCTATATCACAAGAGCAGATTGATAATATATGCAATAATGAATTACAGAATATAAAATTTCAAAAGAAGCCAGAGTATAATCCAAGAATAGGAGATAATGGAAGAACAAAATATATTGAATATCCTTGGGGAGAATGTAAAGAAATAACCAAAATAGAAATAGGAAAACAAGACAAGAACACAAAGGAGTTTTTAATAGACTCTTTATTGCATGAAAAACTAGAAGCTAAAATAGCAAGTACAAATACAGATTATTATAATAAATTAAAAAATATAGGTGACTATGATAGACACACATATATAAATAGAATAATAAAAAGATATTTTGATATGAGGAGGTGGAATAATGGAAATAGATGATATCCTAGAAATACTTTTTGATGGGACCAAAGAAGAAATTGAGAAGGTATTAAAAGAGCAAAAAATATCATATACTTTTGCTAATAATTTAGAAGCATATACGGTAAAGAATAATAATACTCTAGAAGTAGTAAGAGGAAGCAAATGCCATTATACACCTAATTGTGTAAAATACTTTGGAAAGGAGAGTAGTAATGAAATACAAGATAGGAGATAATGTTGAATTAACAAATGGAAGTATAGTAACAATTACTGATATACAAGGAAGTATAGGTGGAGAACAATGTTATATAGCAGGTATATGCCCAATTCCAGAAGAAAGAATAATAAGAAAAATAGAAGATTAATATAAATATTTGAGGTGGCGGAATAGGTAGACGCTAAGTGTGATAGAAATATCCGAATCGAATAAAATACAGGAGTAACCGTTATCAGAAGTGGCGTAGGAGTGTACACTGGCACTCTATGTTAGGTGCAAATCCTAATCCTCATTAAATAATTAAATAGTTAAATTATAGAAGTTCAAAAATGGACTTCTATTTTTTATATTCAAATTCGACTATATGCAAGTCGTGAATAAGTGCATAACTACATCGTGAACGAAAAACACGTAAAAGTTCGTAGTAGGAGAAAGGAAACATTATGAAAAGAAAATTTTTAGAAGATTTAGGACTAGAGGCTGATGCAATCGAAAAAATAATGATTGAATCAGGAAAAGACACAACAGCATTAAAAGCAAAAGTTGATGACTTAGCAGAACAAGTAAATGTTAAGGAAATTGCTATTTCAGAAAAAAACAACAAAATAGCTGAACTTGAAAAAGTAGACGTCGAAGCTATAAAAACTTCTGAATATGAAAGAGGAAAAGCAGAAGGTTCTAAAGAAGTAGAAACTTTCAAAAAGCAAAATGCTTTAGAAAAAGCTTTATCTAAATATAAAGCAAAAGACACTGGTATTTTAAGTAAAATGCTAGATATGGAAAAGGTTAAATATAATGACAAATTTGAAATCGTGGAAGGATTAGAGGACCAAGTAAACTCTATAAAAGAAAGCCACGATTATTTATTTGATAGTGATAAACCTTTACCACATTTTACAGGAAGTATAACACAACCTGGAAATAATCAAATAACAAAAGAGGTATTCAACAAAATGGGATATCAAGAAAGAGTAAAACTATATAACGAAAATAAATCGTTGTATGACCAATTAAAAAATCAAGAATAAAGAAAGAAGGAAAATTAAATGAGTGAATTAACAAAAATGAATGATATGATAAATCCAGAAGTAATGGGAGATATGTTAGATGCAAAAATTGAAGCACAATTAAAATTAACACCTTATGCCAAAGTTGATACATCTTTACAAGGTGTGCCAGGAGATACAAAAACAGTTCCAAGTTGGAATTATATAGGAGATGCAGAAGATGTAGCAGAAGGAGAAGAAGTTGATACAACAAAGATGACAGCAGGAAAAGAAACATTTACAATTAAAAAAGCTATGAAATCTGTATCTATAACACAAGAATCTATAAATTCAGGTTTAGGAAATCCAATAGGACAAGCAGAAAAACAATTAGCAATGTCAATAGCAGGAAAAGTAGATAATGATGTCTTAGAACAAGCTTACAAAGCAAAAATGACATCAGGTGATGGAACATCACAAATAGGCTATAATGGTTTAGTGGATGCATCTACTAAATTTGAAGATGAAGAAGATGGAATTGAAAAAGTGTTATTTATTAATCCAGCACAAGAAGGAACATTGTTAAAAGACCCTAATTTTATTTCTGCTGATAAATATGAAGCGGGAGTAATGGTTAGAGGAGCAATTGGTAAAGTTGCAGGTTGTCAAGTAAAAAAATCTAAAAAGGTAAGACTAGTAACATTTGCAAAAGACAATAGTTCTGGAACAGTAACAATAGATGCTAAAAACTTAAAAGAATATCAAGAAAAAGTAGATCCAACAACAATATTAGAAATTGGAGATAAAGTAAAAGCTATTGCTGCAGCATCTCAATATTATGTATGTCCTGTAATAAAAATGGAAGCTGATAGTGAAGATACAGAATATACAGAAGATGAATTACCAGCATTAACAATCTTTTTAAAGAAAGATACATCATTAGACCATGAATGGTTTCCTAAAAAACAAATTCATGATTTTACAGCAGCAAGATATTATGGTGTAGCATTAACAAATGCTGCAAAAATAGTATTAGCAAAATTCAAAAAATAGAAGGAGTTGAAAGGGTATGGAAGCATATACTGATTATGACTTTTATAAAAGTACATATAAGGGCAACATGCCCCAAGACGATTTTAATAAGTTGGTTTTAAGAGCAAGTTACGAAGTACGAAAAAATATTTTTAACAGAGATGTAGAAAAATATAAAGATGAAGTACAAATTGTAACTTGCTCTATTACTGATATATTATTAAAAATCGAACAATTAGAAAATAAAAAAGAAACAATATTGTCAACCAAAACGTTAAAAAGTGAAAGTGTTGCAAATTATTCTAGAACATTTGATACTGCAAGTGTTGACGATATTGATGTAGAAATATCTAACCAAAAAGAAAAAATTAAAGAAGAATTAAAAAAATATTTATTATTTACAGGATTGCTATATAGAGGTGTTTGATATGTTTGATAAAGATATAACGATAATAAATAAATATATTGACAATTTACATAAAACACAATATAAAGTGAGTTTCATAAAAGGATTTTGGAGTTCCAGTAAAGGAATATCAATAAATGGTGTATTATTGCAATCAAGTGATAATTTAACGGCCGTAATTCTTATGGACGAGCTAAATCAAGATAAAGAATTTTATCAAGAACCAAAAGAATTTGAAAAAAATCAAAAAGGATGGACATTAAAAGAAGATGATTATTTAGTAAAGGGAAAAGTTGAAAATTTTACTACAATAACCAAAATATTAGAAAACTATAAAAATTTAATGAAAATTACTAAAGTTTCCACAAATGATTTTGGTTCTGAAGATATGTGGAATTTTGAAGTAACAGGAGAATGATATGAAAGTAGATTATATGGTTGCTTTTAGTAGAGTCCAAAAACAAGAGATATTAGATAAATTTGGAACTAATATAGGAGGCAGAACACAAAAAGTTATTGATAGTAGTTTTATGAGTAATGTAGATAAGTATATGCCGCAAGATAGTAATCAAATGATAACTAATATGTATAGTTCAACAAAAGTCGGAAATGGCGAAATTAACATTAATACACCATATGCTCACTATGTACATGAAGGTGAATTGTATGTTGACCCTAAAACAAAAAAAGGTGCATTTTATGATCCTGTTAGTGGTAGGTATTGGAGTAGACCAGGAATAAAGAAAATTCCAAGTGGAAAAAAATTAAATTACCACGGAGGTTCATTAAGAGGAGATCATTTTGTGGAAAGAATGCTAGCAGACCATTTTGAAGATATTGTAAACGCAGGTCAAAAGGAGATTGATAAATAATGGCAGAGGAAAAAGCAAAAATAGATAAAATAAGAGATTATATTGCAAAATGTCCATATTTAAAAGAGTTTGCAGAATTAAATGTTGAGTATTTACAAGACAAAGTGGAAACATATTCTATTAATGAAAATGCAGGATATAATCCTGTATTAAACAAATTTAGAGTAGGAGCAGAAATGCAATTTTTATTTACTTTTGATAGTAAATTATATTGGAACGAAGATATTCAAAATAATATAGATAATTCTAAATTCTTTGAAAATTTTAGAATGTGGTTAGAAGAGAATAATGAAAAACATATATATCCCAGCATAGACGGGGTATATGAAATTGGAGCAACTACAAATGGTTATATATTTGCAACAAATGCAAATGAAGCTATTTATAGAATACAGTGTTATTTAAATTATAGTAAATTTTAAGGAGGAATAAGTAAAATGCCTGGACTAACAAAAATAAATAGAGATGAATGGGTGGATTTTTTAAATGTTGCAGCAACACCCGAAAAACCAGAATGGGCTATCATTGGTGTTGGTATTACTGATAAATCTACTGATTATAATGCAGAGAAAACAGAAGAAAAGTGGATTATAAATAGAAATAAAAGTGTAACAATAGATAGTTATGGTCCATCTTCTGGGGTTGAACAAACTGCTTATAAAGGAGACAAGGTTTTTGAATTTGTTGATAATATAAGATATAAAATGCTTACAGGAACGGATGCACAAACAACATTGTTAGAAATTGACAAATATAGTGTGACAGAAGAAAAAACGACACCAAAATATAGAGCAAGATTATGGACCGTATCAATAGAAATAAGTTCAAATGGAGGAGATACGGCAAAAATAAACTATAATATAGATTATAGTGGAGACCCAACTTTTGGAACAGTTACATTTGAAAAAGGTGTTCCTACATTTATAGCAGAATAATTTTATTATTCGACAAAATTCGACTTGAAAATACAACTAAAAGTGATATAATATTCTCATAATAAAAATAAAAGGAGGATATTAAAATGTCAATGAAAAAATGTAAAGAATGTGGTTCTGAAATAAGTAGCAGTGCTAAAGTATGCCCAAAATGTGGCAAAAAATTAAAACATACGGGAATAAGAGTTTTGGCTGGAATACTAATTATTTTTATAGGAATTTGTTGTGCAATTTCCATGAATCAAAATAATACAACGCAAACTGGAAGTGGTATTGTTCAAGAACAAACAAAAGTTACATTGGAAAAATTCAATAAGATAGAAACAGGTATGACATATCAACAAGTAGTGAATATAATTGGTGAAGAAGGAACACTTTCAACAGAAAGTTCATATGGAAATCAAAGCATGAAAGTTTATTATTGGTATGCATCAAATAAAATTGCAAATGCAACAGTATCTTTTATGAATGATAAAGTAACAGCAAAAAGCCAAGTTGGTTTATAATAATAGATAAACACTTACTAAAAAGTAGGTGTTTATTTTTTTTATATTAGGAGAGTGAAAAATGGATAATTATATTAAATTAAAGGAAAAAAAGGATGTATTCAAATTAGGAATTATAGATGAAGATGGAAACATTGTAAAAGACGCAAACGGAAAAGAGGTCTGTTTAGAATTTGATTTAGCAGATATAAAATTGCCTTTAAGATATAATCAATGTGTTAATGATATAAAAAGAGCAAAAATTAACTTAAAAAGTCAAATGGTAATTATAGATAAAAAACAAGATAGACAAAGAAAAAATTGTTTAAGTGTTAACGAAGAATTAAAAGCAAAAGCGATAGAAAAATTCTTTTATGATACTGAAAAAGCAATGGATTTGTTTTTAGGTAAGGGTGGAACAAAAAAATTCTTAAATGGAAGAAATCCATACTGGGAAATGTTTGATGATTTATCTGAAGCAATAGAACCTTATATGGACAAAATGAAACTTTCAGTAAATGACATGACAAATAGAATAAAGGAAAAATATAAAATAAAAGAAAGTGATATATTAAGAAATGAATAAATATCCAAAATTTGCGCAAGTAGAAGATAGAAAATATAAAATAAATACAAACTATAAAGTTGCATTATCTTGTAACAAAATAGCAAAAAGCAATGTATCTGGAGAAGAAAGAACACTTGCAATAATTTACTTGCTTTTTGGGGATAAAGGGTTAAACAATTCACAAGATTGGAATGAATTGTTGCAAATTGCTTTAAAATATCTTAATTGTAATAAGAAAATGGAAAATAATATAGAAAATAAAGAAGTTGATATGGATTATGAACAAGATTGGGAGTATATAAAGACTTCTTTTTTTTATGATTATAAAATTAGATTAAATGAAAAAAGATATATGCATTGGTGGGAATTTTATAATCTATTATGTGGATTAAGCGACAAATGTATTTTAAATAGAATTAGATTTGTCAGAAATTTTGATGTAAGTGAAATTAAAGATAGTAAAGAAAGAGAAAAATGGATTAGACAAAAAGAAGAAGTTGCATTAAAACATGAAAATAATAAATCTTTAGAAGAAGAAAGACTAGACAAACTCTTCGAAGAACAAATGAAAGGAGAGTGATAATTTGGATGGATATTTAAAAATAAAAACAAAAATAGATAATTCGGGAGTAGATAAAGATATTTCAGAATTAGAAAATAAAATAAAAAAATTACAGACTGATAATTCAAATAAAAGTCAAGAAGCAAATATTATGCAAAGAGAAATAGATAATTATGAAAAAATGCAACAAAAAGCAGATGAATATAAATCAAAAATAGATACACTTAATAAAGAAAGACAAAATATGTTTTCTGGAAATATTACTAGAAAATTAAGTGATGAGCAATTACCTGAATATGGAAGAATTGTAACAGAGCTAGAAAGTGTAAGAAATAAATATGCTCAAACAACAAGTGAAATAGATAAACAACAACCTAAAATAGAAAAAATGTATATAAATCTCAGCAAAATAAAAGCAAAGCAAAGCGAAAATAATACAAAAATTGCTGAATACAAATCAAAAATAGATCAGATAAAAACAGATAGTATACAAAACTCTTTAAGTGGAATAGGAAATAAATTAACAGGGCAAATAAGCACAATTGGAAAAATGGCAATGGCCGTGCTTGGGATAAGAACTGCCTGGGGAGCAGTAAGGAGTGCTATTAGTATGGTGTCTCAATATAATAAACAAGTTTCAACTGATTTTGATTACATGAGATATTGTATAGCAAGTATGTTAGCTCCTGCTATTCAGGGACTAATAAAACTATTATATACTGTATTAAGCTATGTTAATGCGATATCGAGTGCTTGGTTTGGAATAAATTTATTTGGTAATGCAAGTGTGAAAAATTTTAAAAAAATGCAAAGTAGTGCAGGAGGAACAGCAAAATCAGCAAAAGAAATTCAAAAATCTTTACAAGGATTTGATGAAATGAATGTTTTACAGGATAATTCAAACAAAGATAATTCTGGAAGTAATGGAGGAGTATCGTTACCAAGCATGGACTTGAGCGGAATACAGGGAGATGTACCAAAGTGGTTACAGTGGATAATAGATAACAAAGACATAGTAATAGCTGCTTTGGCAGGTATGTTAGCAGGATTATTAGCATTAAAGCTTGGGTTTACGGGAATAGAATCATTAGGAATTGGTATTATGGTGGCAGGAATTGTTCTACTAATAGAAAATATTATTAAACTTATAAAGGACCCAAGTTGGGAAAATTTTTCTAATGTATTACTTAGTTTATCACTTGTAGTAGCAGGATTAGCGCTTGCAATTGGTGGCACATTAGGAGTGACTTTGGCAGGTATAGCATCATTGATAGCAGGAGTAGCACTTATCATACAAGGAGTTGTAGCGTATCTAAAAGATCCAACATGGAAGAATTTTGGAACAATTTTAGCAGGAATAGCGGTAGTTGTTGGAGCTGTATTACTATTAATTGGAGGGATACCAGCTTTAATAACTGGACTTATATTATTAATTGCTGCAATAGGACTAGCTATTTATAAACATTGGGATGAAGTGAAAAATGTGTTAGGGCAAGTTGGACAATGGATATATGATAATGTAATAACTCCAATTGGAAACTTTATGAAAGCGCTTATTGACTCAATAATATCAAGTTTTAAATTTTTATTTTCCATAGCTGAAGGGATTTTTACTGCATTGCTTGGAATTATAATTGCACCATTTGAAACATTGTGGGATACCGTAAAAAATGTATTCAATGGAGTACAAACAATTCTTCAAGGAATATCAAATGTATTTAAAGGAATATTTATAGGTGATATGAAAACAACGTTAGAAGGATTCAAACAAATATTTAAAGGAGTATTTGATTCTTTGTGGTCTATTGCTAAAGCACCATTAAATTTGATTATAAGAGGAATAAATTGGTTGATAAAAGGAGCAAATAAAATACACTTTGATACTCCTGATTGGGTACCTGGTATTGGAGGAAAGACTTTTGGAATTAACATACCTCAAATACCGCTATTAGCAAAAGGAGGAGTAATATCACAACCAACGCAAGCAATAATAGGAGAAGCAGGAAGGGAAGCAGTAGTCCCACTTGAAAATAATATGGAATGGCTAGATATACTAGCTGACAAATTAGCGAACAAAATAGGTACATCAGGAACGAATAATATATATTTAGATGGAAGATTAATACAAAGACAAATTGCAAAACATAAGGAACAATTAGCGTTTGCAACTAATAGATAAAAAGCTTATCGAAAGATAGGCTTTTTTAGTTAGGAGGAAGATATGTTTTTAAACAAAGACAGCTTATATATGGATAATATATCCATGGGAAAGTACTTAACACAAGTAAAATATGGATATCATAAATTATGGAGTAGTGATAGTGGTAGAGCATTAAGTGGAAAACAGAGTGGAACATTAATTGGAATTTTTCCTAAATTTACATTAAGTTTTAGAAGTTTAACCGAAAAAGAATTAACATATTTGGCACCACATTTTGATAATGCAAGACAAACTATTAAATATATAGATCCAAATAAAAATAAAGAAATATCAATTGAAACTTATTCAGGAGACTGGGAGATAGTTTATAAAAATATAAAAAAAGGACAAGCTTTTGATTTATCATTTATTGCAGTAGATAGGAGAAGGTAGGATGAAGGAAATAACTAATAAATTTAAAAAAGAAATTACTTCTTATGGAAGAATGTTAGATACAGTAATTACATATACCATAGACGATAAAGAATATTTTTTGGATAGTGATACTCTTTTCTCTGTCACTCCACATTTTGAGGGAAATATTTTAAAATCTGTAATGAAACAATTAGACATAGAATCTTCAGAGGCTATACCTAAAAATACTATAATTAATGTTAAATTTGGTGTACAAGTAGATTTAAGTTTGACAGTAGCAGAAGTACATAATATGAAAGTAAACAGGTTTAATTCATTACCTATTAATTTATTGACACCAGGACTAAAAGGGTTTGAATATATAAATTTAGGAGACTATATAGTATCAAAAGAACCAGATTATAATGCGGATTCTATAAGTTATAGTCATGTATGTTATGATATGATGTTATATTCTATGAAAGATTATGAAAAAATGAATATTACATTTCCTCTAACAGTAAAAAATTATATTAAAAAAATATGTGATTTTTTAGGGCTAACTTTTGCAAATTATAATGATACATTTGTAAATTGCGATAAACAATTAACAGAAGATTATTATTTGGGTTATGACTATACCTTCAGAGATGTTTTAGATGAATTAGCACAAGTTACAGCTTCTACTATATGTATAAATTCTAAAAACGAATTAGAAATAAGATATATATCAGAAGAAAGTGTAACAGAACTGAATGAAGATTATTTTAAAGATACAAATGTAACATTTGATAATGAATACGGGCCAATCAATTCAATAGTATTAAGTAGAAGCGGAGAAAGTGACAATGTTTTTTTACAAGATGAGGATAGTGTTAATAAAAATGGATTGTGTGAATTAAAAATAGTAAATAATCAAATAATGAATTATAACAATAGAAGTGAGTATTTGCCAGAGATATTAGGAAAATTAAATGGCTTAAAGTATTTTACAAATGATTTTGATAGTTATGGAATATGTTTTTTAGATTTATGCGATAGATACACAGCTAATGTACATGGAAAATTGTATAGCTGTGTTCTTTTTAATGATGAAATAAAAATAACACAAGGATTAGAAGAAACAATATACACAGAAATGCCAACTGAAACAAAAACAGATTATGCTAAAGCAGATAAAACAGATCAAAAAATAAATAAAGCATATATCATTATGGATAAAGTAAATAAAAAATTAGAATCTGTAATAAGTGAAGTTCAAGAAAAATCTGAAAAGTTAACTGAAATAGAACAAAGTGTTGATAGTATATCTCAAAAAGTATCAGACATAGAAGATTTAACAAATGACGTTGAGGGAGTAAAAACAATAACACTTGAAAACTGTGTAGAAGGCAAATTATTGAATTTACACATATATGGAAACAATACAGTATTTAAGTATTTGTATCCAAGTGACACATTGTATCCGAGTGATAATTTATATCCAAGCGGAGATAGCAGAATAGTGGTAACAGATAAAGATAACAATCAAACTATTTATGAGCTAGGTGTATTAGATGTATTAAGACAAAATGATGAAGTATGTGATGAGTTTATATTAGAAAATGGTCAAGCAAAAGTAATAAGAAGAGTAAACAAGAGTGGAACAGCAAAGGCAAAAGAAAGTGTTGAAGACTTAGGAAAACTTGAAATATTACTAAAAGAAGGAACTAATACAATAACAATTCAAAACTATACTGCAAGAATAAAAGCAAAATGGGCAATAAAAAGTGATTACACAGATGTATTTGCAACTAAGGTTGAAATGAATAGTGAAATAAAACAAACAGCAGATTCAATAAATCTTGAAGTAAGGAAGAAGGTTGACGAAAATGAAGTTATTTCAAAAATTAATCAAAGTGCTGAGCAAATTCAAATTGAAGCAGATAAAATCAGCCTTAAACGGTAAAGATATAAATTTAACAGGTGATAATACAATAATATCAAGTACTAACTTTAATGTGGATAAAAACGGAAATATGACCTGCAAAAATGCTAATGTAAAAGGAACTATAACAAGTAGTAATGCAACGATTACAGGAGGAAAAATAAGAGTACAAGGAGACAGATCGTCACAGGATATATTAAGAGTTGAAAATAATAATAATAATTCTATATTTTCATATATGCAACCAATAGGAGCAGGTTTTGTTAGAGGAGGAGTAGATAAAGCAATTTATATAACGGTAAGCGATAATATATCATCTATTGAACTAAATAATTCAGGTTATTCGTCAGAAATAAGGAATGATAAAATAACTACTCCATCTTTAATTCAAACATCATTGGCGGAGCATAAAAAGAACTTTGAAAAACTACAAGACAATGCACTAGAAACAATTAAAAATATAGATATATATAAATACAACTTAAAAAGTGAAAAAGATACAGATAAGAAACATATAGGTTTTGTAATTGGAGACAACTACAACTATTCAAAAGAAGTGACAAGCATAGATAATCAAGGAGTAGACAATTATTCATTTACAAGTCTATGCTGTAAAGCAATACAAGAATTATCACAGCAAGTAGAAAAACTAGAAAAACAGTTAAAGGAGGAAAAAAATGAACAAAATTGATTTTAAAAATGGTAGCCAACCTGCGATAAACGATACAAACTTGAACTTAATGCAAAAAAATATAGAAAAAGAATTTGGATATAAAAGTGGAGTTGTTTTGTATGAAAATGAAAATGGAACACAAAATGACATAACATTATCCCAAAGTGTAGCTGATTTTGATTGTATAGAAATAATATTCAAGAGAGATAGTGGATATTTTTCAGGCAGATATAGAAATGCAAATGGGAAGACAGTAGTTGCGACTTCAAGTTTCTTTGATACTAATAGTTTTTATATGTATTCATCTCAACTAGCAATAAATGAAGATAAAATAGAATATAAAAAGCATGGACTTTGCTATGTTAGTAACAATGCTACATCAGCAGGAAATGATGATAATGTAAAAATTGTACAAGTTCTAGGTTATAAATAGGAGGAATAAAATGAGCGAAACAACAAATTTAAAATTAAAGAAACATGATAATCCTGAGACAAATACAGAAAAGTTTGATATAGAAAATTACTTAAATGGTAACTGGGATAAGATAGACAAAAATGTGGGCGAAGTCAACACAGATATATCAAACATAAACTCAAAGAATAAAGAACAAGATACAAATATAGGACAACTACAAGAAAACACAGAAACATCAAGTAATAAAATATCAGAACTAGAAAAAGAGTTAAAAGAAACACAAGAAGACTTTTATCAGGCAAGTGTACGAGGACAAGCAAGCGGAGAATACATACACGTAGAAGACAGTAGCAACTGCAGAAGCATAATTGGAATTGGTGGAAATCACGAGCAGGAGACGAGAAGTGGAAAGAACTATCTAAATACACTTGCTAAGTACAAAGCAGGAGAAAAAGTGACAGTAGATGGAATTACATATATATTTAATGAAGATGGCTCAATAACTTGTAATGGAACTGCAACGGCAGACTCAGTCTTGACTTTTTCATTAGGATTACAAACAATAAATGGCTCAAGTAAAAAAATAGTTGGAATGCTAACAGGTACGCAAGTACCAAAAAAAATAAGCATATTGGCATATACAAGTGATTGGAGTAAAAATACATTTACAATACTTTCAAACGTCAATAAGAATATAACAACAAATATGCAAGAAAATATCGATTATACAATATTTAGGATAATAGTATACAAAGAAACAACACTGAACAATCAAACAATATATTATCAAATATTAGATACATCAGTGAATGATTTAACATACGAACAATACGGAGTAATGCCAAGTACAGACTACCTAAGTGAGGTTAAGTGTGTTGGAAGTAATGTGAATGAGTTTGATATAGACACTGTGAAAGATGGATTTTTGAATGAAAAAACAGGTGAAATAATTTCAAACAATTCTTGGAAATGTTCAGATTTTATAGAAATATTACACAAAACGTATACTTTTGGATGGGAGAGTAGTTCAGATTATTTTCAAGTAAACGTATGTTATTATGATGAAAATAAAAAGTTTTTATCAGGAAAGTCATATGGCTTTCGTGGTACATTTAATAACACATTTGAAGTTGTAAACAATGCTAAGTATATGAAAATTGCTTATAGTGTATCAGTTCGCGGTGAATTAGTAACAAGAGAAAAAATAAAATTAGAAAAAGGTAAAGTAGCCACACCGTACAGCAAATATGGTCAAGGCTGTGTAAAAGTAACTAAATGTAATAAGAATTTGGCAATAAAAAATGTAAAAGGATATTTTAGTATGAGTGATTTTAAAATAAAAATTGATAATAATTCAGAATCATTTTTATTTTATGCAGAAAAAGGGAAAGAATATACACGCAGTTGCAAAGTCAATCTAGATAGAAATAGAATCGGAAAAATAGATACTTTAGATGTAACACAAGGAATGACAGTTTTAAATGGACAAGAAATTAATTCTAAGAAATTTATATGTGACGATTCTGGCATATATATTTGGTTTGTTAATTCTACATTGAACGATAGTATAAAAGAAAGTTTTCAAATAGAAGAAAGCTCAACAGAAAGTTCATTCGAACAACACGAAGAGAAATCATACATAATGCCAGTTCAACAAGAAATGCTAGTAAATGACTATCTTGATTATGACAATGAAGAAGAAGTTCACATATGGGGAAAGAAAATATTAACAGGAGATGAAGGTTGGAGAATGCCAAGTTCCAACGATACGAATGCGGTTTTTACAAATTTATCTAATACAGACTTTTGTGATTTTAAAAGTGATACAGACGTACAATATTGTAATTATTTTAAATATAAAGGAATAGCGCAAGGATTTGCTGTGGCATTAAATAAAGGTGTAGGAATATATTCTTTTTATTCAGTTAATAAGTATGAATATTTTGTCGCACCAAAAGCAATAGCAAGCTCAGTGAATGAATGGAAAGTATGGTTAAAATCACAATATGATGCAGGAACACCAGTAGTTGTATACTATCAACTAGCAACACCAACAAGGCTAAAATTTACAGACGAACAAAAAGCAGTAGCAAAAGAACTAAACAACGCAAGAACATATAAAAACGTAACAAACATAACAACAGATAGTAAAGCAATACTAAGCTTAGACTATGTAAAAGACCAAGAAACACAAAATCAAAAAATGCAAAATGAAATAGACGAAATAAAGCAGTTATTAAGCACAACACAAACAAGTGCAATGCTATTAGATAACTTGCAAAAAGAAGTAGAAAGTGAGGTGGAATAAATGATAGTTGAATTATTAAAGAAACTAATAACAAAAAAATACTACAAAGAAAAAGCAGACATTGAAAACAAACTAAATGTATTTTATGCTATGAGCAAAATCAGTGATGAAGAATATAGCGAATTAACATTACTTGTAGAAGATACATATGTAGAAGTTGAAGAGACTAACGAAGAACTAGCCAAGGAGGAAGAATAATGCAAGATACAGAACTAATCGAAAAAGTAGCACACTTAGAAGAACGAGAAAAGTCAAATACAAAAAGAATAGATGCTGTTGAAAATAAAGTTGAAAATATATATGACTTAACATTAAGTGTAAGAGAAATAGCAACAGAAATGAAAGCAATGAGAGAAGACCAGAACAAAATGAACGAACGCTTGAAAATAATAGAAGAAAAGCCAATTAAGGATTATGAAGACACAAAAAAACAAGTAAAAGGTAAGGTAATTTCTTTTATAACTGGAATTGTATTAACAGCAATAGCTTTTGCGTTAGGACTAAGTAAATTTATGTAAGAGGTGATAACAATGAAAGAAAAATTGAAAAATATATTTAAAAATAAAGAGCGTACAATTGCTTTTATAATATCAATATTATGTGCTAGTTCTTTACTATTAAATTGCTATTTAGAATATGACAGAACAGGACAAGTTGATACAAATAAAATATCAGAAGCAATAAATACAGTAGTAGATGAAATAAACAAATCTAGTACAGAAATACCAAATCTAACAGAAACAGACGAACAATCATTAGAAGTTCAAGAAACAGAGTCAGAAGGCTTTGAAGAACAAGGAATAGTAGCATATGAAGGCTCAGAAAAAGCACCAAATGTTCAATTAGGAGAATATGCAGGATTAACATATTATTCACAATTAGACAATAGATGGCGTTATAATATGTATTCTAGTGTAGGAGATAGTTCACAAACAATAGGAACATCAGGATGTGGACCAACAAGTGCAGCAATGGTTGTTTCAAGTATAAAAGGAAATATAACACCAGATTCAATGGCAAATTTATATGTAAATTATGGCTATCGTTCAGCAAATCAAGGTACATATTGGAGTGCATTCAAATGGACCGCTGATGTGTTTAATATTGGATATAGCGAATGTTATAAATTAGATGATGCAGTAGCAAAATTAAAAGATAATCATTATATAATAGCAAGTTGTAATCAAGGCTTATTTACATATGGAGGACATTTTATAGTTTTAACAGGAGTTGAAGGAGATTATATAAAAGTATATGACCCTTATTTGTATAACGGAAAGTTCAATGTAAGTTCTAGAAGAGGAAAAGCAACAGTAAGTGGTAATACAGTATATGTATCAATAGAAAACTTTAGAGCATATGCTAATTACCAAAAATTCTTCTGTTTTAAAAATGATAGAACAGACATAAAAGAAAATACAACTACAACAGTAGTAACAAATAACACAACATCAAATGTAAATACAGTAAATTATCAAGTTAGAATTACAGCAAATGGTGGTTTGAATATTAGAACAGGAGCAAGTACATCATATTCAAGAGTTGGTGGATATGCAAAAGGCTCAATAGTAACTATATTAGCAGAGTCAAACGGATTTGGAAAAACAAATCTAGGCTGGATATCTTTAGCATATACAAGTAGAGATATCAACACATTAAATACTGTTCAAACAGTTGGACAAACTAAAAAAATAACTAGAGATAGTATCTTATATAGTAATTCAAATTTAACAGGCTATAGATATAATTACAAAGCAAATACAACTATAACAATACTACAAAACATATCAAGTAATGTAGATAAAATTAGAGTTAATATGACTGGTAGAATTGCATACATAAACAAAAGTAATTACACAAATGTATCAGCAAAACAAAGTACAACTAGAAAGATAAAAGCATGTACATTATACTCAAAATCAAATTTGAGTGGTGTAAGATATCAATATAAAGCTAATACTTCTGTTGTTGTTTTGCAACATGTTAATTCTTATGTTGATAAGGTAAGAGTTAGAATGACGGGTAGAATTGCTTATATTAATGTTAATAATTATAGATAAAAAAAAGAGGTAAGTTGATTAATTTCAATTTACCTCTTTTTGTGTTTTATGGCTTAAAATCAAGGTATATAATTACATTGATTAAAAAATAAAACGGCTTAAAATTGATTGTGAAGGCTTGATTTTTGGCTAAAAATAAGCATTTTTTACTTGAAATCATATAAAATTTATGATATAATGTTGACAGATAGAAAAAGAAATGTTACAATTTTGTAACAGAAATATTACATTTATTTTAAATAATTGTAATATCTATTGACACAAATGAATAATAATATTATTATAATAAAAAAAAGAAAGAGAGAACTTCTTCTCTCTGTCTATCGCTTATCTAATTGAATTGGAGTTCTCCGCACGAACTTCAATTTTTTCTTTTGAGAAAGATAGGTATGTATTGTATCTTATTGTGGCACACAAAAACACAAAAAATCCAATTATAAATGCTATTAAAGCTCTACCGAGATATTTTATTGCTAAAACGTTGATGTTACTTTTTTCCAACTTTATCACTCCCTTCTTAGCAAAGTTTAAACTGCGGAACAGGTACAGTTTATCAACAGTTATGGAAGAAAACTGCCTTGCTATCAGCAGCATAACTGCTGATTAATATACCTGTTGCTAGAGTGATATATAAACGATAAACACAATATATCAAAAATATAAGATAATGTCAATAAAAAGTCGAAAAAACTGTGGATAATTTTTTATGAATTGTGGAAAGAAATTTTAAAAATGTGGATAACTTTGTAAAATAATGTAAAATTTTCGACACCGTTCGACACACAGAATTAACATAATGTGCTATAATCTATGTAGAGGTGATAAATATGAACGAAGCATATATTAAATCACTACAAATGATGAAATATTTAAAAATAAGATTAACAAGAAAGCAGTATACAGAATTAGCAAAGAGATTTAACTTGTTAAGTATACAGAGTTTGCAATTTATGTCAAAAAGAAGTTATGAAAGTATAATGAGAGCAATTTTAAAAGATGCATAATTAGTCCCAGTATGGGACTTTTCTTTTTTTGTATAAAATTTGTAATATTGTAAATAATATAAATATGATTAATTATTATGAAAAAAGTAAAAAAGAATTTAAAAAATATATAAAAAAGAATCCACATGTGACAAGAGAAGAGTGGGATGAGTATGCTCATCAAAATCACTTATTTAGTGCACTTACTTTGTGTTCTCATGAAATAACAGAAAATACATTAGAAATATTACAAAAGCATAGTAAGAATGAGTTTGAATTTTTAAAAGAAATGTTTATAATAATTCCAAACAATCGTTTAATAATTTTAAAGAATAAAATAAAGAAAATTATTGGCTTAAAAAGAAAAAGCGAGGAAAAGGATGCAACAAGATAATATAAAAAGAATCAGAAGTTTAAGAAATAAATTGCATAAAAGCATAAAAAAGAACGGCTTAGATTCAAACGAGACACGAAAAATAAGTGACGAAATGGATAAGTTAATAAATGAATATTATAATAATATACAACAAATAGAATATCCTGCTGACAGCGAAATGAAATTATATTATGAATATTCATACAGAGCATTAAAAACAGTTGTACAACAGTTAGAACGATTTCCGTCTACACAAGAGTGGAATAAATTTGCAAAAGAAAATTGTTTACTAAGTAGTATGTCAATGCAATATATTTCAAAACTGAACTGGAATTATTTGAGAACAAAAGTATTAAGAGAATTAAATATGAATATATAAAAAAATTAAAAAAATTTTTCCGCACAGTTACTGACTTTGCGGACTTTTTTGTCGAAAACGAGATTGGAAAACTTGACATTATTTTTCATTCATATAAAATAAGAAAGAAGAAGATAGTTGACGGCAATCTTTTATCTTCTTCTAACCACAAATTCATACTTAAAAATAAGTACATATACAGTATAACTTCTTAAGTATGAAATGTCAAATTTTATATGAGAGGAAGTTTTAACTATGAAAAATGTAGTAGAAAAAGAAGTAAAAATATTAACAAAAAATGATGAAGGATTTATAAATCTTTTAAGAAAAATATGTAATGATTTTAAAGTAGATAATTATAAAATAGAAATAGAACAATTCTTAAAAAAAATAGGTGAAAATAGATAATATTTTTAGCCACTTTTTAGCCACTAAGTTTAGCATAATGTAGAAATGACTAGAAATGATTGAACCTGAAAATGGTTAAAAATCAAGGAAAAATAAAAAATAGAAATGCAGAAAAATACTAAAATCATTTCCCACCTTCGCTACCAATAAATTAGCTCATTTGAGGGCTTTTTTTTATTGCGATTTTTTGAGAATGTATGCAAAATGTATGCAACGAGATTTTTTTAACTAGAAATAATGCTTGAAACTGGGGATTCTAATACATAATTTAAAAAGTATGGTTACAAGTAGAAAAATAATATTTAGCAATTATAATTTTAAACTTAATGAAGAAGTGGAAATTTGTTTAGATGATGTAATTGATATAGAATTAGGACAAGAAATTATATTACAAATGAACGGAAATTATAACATTTACATTAGTACATAAAAAGTAGGAGATGTTTCTTCCTACTTTTTGATTTGCTCTTTTTCTATTGCAAGTAAGCAACCCTCTAGTTTTATTTTATTTTCATTGGTCAAATTATTATATCTAAAAATTAAATTTTCTACATTTTCGTTTTTTGTATTATTGGAATCCTTATTTACATTAGGGTTATCTGTTCTTCCTAATAAATAATCAATACTACAATTTAAGTAGTCAGCTAATTTGATAAGAACGTCTTTCGATGGAAAAGCATTTCCATTTTCATATTTAGAAATAGATTCCTGAGTTATTCCAATATCCATAGCAATTTTTAGTTGATTTATATTTCTTTTTTCTCTTATTTTTCTAAGATTTTCCATTGAAGAATACCTCCTTATATAGTATATGAATAATAAGTATATTATATTAGGAAAATTAATTATTTTTAGTCGTCAAAGTTATTTACAAATATGAATAATAGTTATATAATTATATTGTCGAAAATTGTAGAGTTGTTATTAATATTCCAATATGTATTTTTTAAGGGGGTGAACAATCAAAAGAATAAAATGGAATTATATGTAGAAAGCCCTAGTACGTAAGAATTTTAACCAGATTATTAGAATAAATAGGAAATCTATTTTGGCATAAACTAGAAACAAGATAACTCAAAATCTACACTAAGCAAATTAAATATAAAATTTTGAAAGGAAAAATTAATATGGAAAAGAAAACTAAAAAAATTATATTGTCATTAATAGGGATATTGGCAATAATAGTAGTGTTATATTTTATATGTTTTTACAGGGGAACGACAGAAAATAATAAAAAATCCCTAACGATAGCAGAAGAAATAACATTGAATGATAATGAAAAGGAATTACTTGCAGAATTGATAAATGTAAATAACAAATTACAAAATCCAGAAACAAAAGAAAATGCAAATACAACAGATTATACAGAAATTGCAAAACCAGCAGAGCCAACATCATTAAAAGATTTTTGTAAAAAAATATATGAGGCTAGGAAAACAACAAACGAACATGGAGAAACAATATATTTATTCGATATGGAAACAATAGGGAAAAATCAAGAAACAATAAGAAGAATATTTGTAACTAAAAATGGAGAAATAGTTGGTTGCACATTTGTAGAAAGTGATTATGCAGATAGCTTAGAAGAAATGGAAAATACAACAGTAAATAATGGTGGTATAAATTTAGGCAAAGACTTTGTAAAAGTAATTTTTGATGGTTTGACAAATTCAATAAATGAAACTTGGGAAAAGGCAACTGTATATAATGACGTAAATTATAACAATATTATAAATAAAATTTAAAGGGGATGTAATATATGGAAGATAAAAAAATAAATATTAAAGACAATAAAAAAATTGTTCTAGGTATAGCTGGAATCATTATAATTGTTATTATAATAGCATTTTTAAAGTATTTGAATAATCCGGTTGTGAAATTTAAACAAAACCTTGATAATGTAGATGTTTCAAAATTACAAGAAATATATAGCACTACACAAAGTTATGATGAAAAAAAGAAAATCGAAAAAATTTTTCAAGACAAATTAAAGTATCTTGTAGAATCATTTGTAAATGGTTCAAAAGATTATGATAATACAATAGAAGAAATTAATAGATATTCTAATATAAAGGAATTTGAAAACAGTATAAAATCGGCTAAAGATGATATTGAAAATGTAAAATCTTCAAAAGATAGTTTTGTTGAGGGACAAAAATATGAAAAAGATGAAAATATATTAGAAGCTATAAAGAGTTATTCTAAAGTAATAGAGCTAGACAAAAATAATTACAAAGTTGCACAAGATTATATTAAGAACAACAAGGAAAATTTAAAGGACAAAACTTTAGCAGAAGTAGATTCTTTAATTTCAAACAATGACTATGTAACAGCTAACCAAAAGATTAAAGATTTACAAGATGTTATAAGCAATGATACCGAAATCACAGAAAAAAGCAATCAAATAAAAGATAAAGCTAAGGAACAAGAAATCGAAAAATATAAGAATGAACAAGAAGTAACTGTTGAAAGTGCAAAAATCCTAGTACAAGATGATAGATATAAATCATTGTATCCAGATATGATAGAAGTTGTAATAAAAAATAATTCTAATAAAACAATTAAAGATTACAATGTAGCAGTTTTAGCTTATGATAATAATAATTATCCATTAAAAATAAAGCCTCAATTTAACTACAATGGTGGAGGATTTGAATTTACAGGACAAGCAGATAATGTAAATGTAGTTGCAGGTGCAACTGGTGGCAAAAATTATGGTTGGAAGTTAGATTCAGCTCACGGAATATCAAAGGTAATTGCTATTGTGAAAGATGTAACATATTATGATGGAACAACTTGGGACAATCCATATTATACTTATTGGATAGAACAGTATAAGGAGAAACCTTTACAATAATTGAATATAAGGCTCGTACAGAATTAATATAAAAGTAAATTAGATTAGTTACTTAATGACTTAACTGAGGGATTTTTAGATGATGACAGTATAATTTATTATAGATAATATAAAAATTGAAAATATAACTATTTTTACTATAAATGAACTTACAAAAAACTATTTAATAAATATTACATTTCTATGACAATATGTATAAAACAAAATAATTGTAAAATTTTACTGTGTTCGCTTGTTTTTTAGTAAAAAATATTATATAGTGTTATACATAGAAAATGAGAATAAGCGGAGTGTGTTGCCACCTTTAACTCTTTGATGTTTACATACTACTTCCACGACTTCTGGTTGTGAGATTGATATATGGGGGTGGTTAATATGGTAGAATCAGCATTATTAAGTATTACATATCTACTTTTCTTTGGATTAGTAGGAATGACTATCATAAATGTTGCCTTGTTAATCATCATTTGTATTTTACTACATAGGCAATAAAAAATAAACCATTCTGCTTTTGACCGAGTGAATGGTTTATCTATTTCTTCGGCAACCACTTTCGTGGCTCTCATTTTCTATTTTTATTATACACAGATTTTTATAAAAAGTCAATTTTTTATAGTAATATTTTATAAAAATGTATGCAACCGTGTATGCAACTAGAAAATAATATTTAATATAAATAGATAATACATAGAGTTACTTTATTGGCAAAAAAATACCCCGCCTTAGCCGTAAGATGTCTTGAATTTTTAAGGACCTGCTCCTAAAAACAG